TGCGGATGCTCGTTCATGATCCGCGACCAGCCATCGACGCCGACAACCGGAACAATTCCGTTGTTCTTGTCCGGGAAAGCGTAGATTTCTTTTGTCCAAGGGTTGAGTCCGTACTGGTTGGCGACGACCATAAGAGCGGTCATCTGTGCGTCGGATACTTGGCCCTTGAATGCTGTGGCCTTGAGCGTTTCGACCAAGCCGTTGCCATCGCCCATGTCTAGGCGGGCGGCGAGCTTGTTTGTCAAAGTGGTTAGTGCGGTACTCATTTGGTGATTCCTTTCAGGTGGTTTTCTTGGCTGCAACAGCGATAAATTCCGGGTTCTTGCGTGCGGCCTGCTGCTTGGCGCTGGCTTCGTCAGGTGCGATCACGTAGGCGACCCGCTGGCGGGCGTTCTGTGAAGCGTTCAGGCTGCGCTTGCGCTGCATCTCGACGCGCCATTCAGGAGCCCGCACCATGTTGGTCAGGTTCAGCGCCATTACGCGGCCGCCCGTTCGTACATTCTGGCTGCGCGTTCTTCGTCGGCGATCTCTTGGCGGTACTCGTCGAACCAGCGTTTTGCGTTGCGCTGTACCGTGCAGCGGATGGCATCTGTGGTGATGATGCTCAGCACTTCTGTGACATCGACGCCACCGATGTAGATAGCATCGATCTCACCGTCGACATCAAACTCAACGACGAAATCAACGCCGTGGCAATGGATGTTGGTTTGCATGATCAGATCCCCAAAAAGCCAAACATCAGGCCGAAGAACAGGATGGTCAGAACCGCCCAGCCAATTGCCTGCGGCAAGTCCGGATCTGTCTCGCGTTCTTCCATGGAAAACGGGATGTTCCGTAATGCGCGCGGCTGCACCCGTTCAAACTTTGCATCAGCGTGTTGCATGTCGCTCTCCAAATCGTTGCCGGTTACAGCGTTCCGGCGTGCCCTCGATGGCCCAGGCTTGGCGTCCTGCTAGGGGCTGGCCGCTTTCGTTTGCGGCATGGGTAGATTAAACACCATGTTTATACGCACGTCAAACATTTTGTTTATATTTAAACACGGCGTTTTTTTGTTGGCGAAAAAAAACCCGCCGAAGCGGGTTGGTTGGTTACTGCGTGTCAGGTTATTCGCTGGACGACTGACCATCAATATTGAGCAGGGCAGAGGCCGCTCTGTATAGGCGTTCCATTGTTGAGTGCATGGAGCCGATTTTCGTGGCATTAAACGGACTATTGTTAAACGCCATGTTTGACCTCGGGATAAACATGGTGTTTAATATCGTCGGTGTTTAACGAGGATCGACTGAAATGAAAACCGATTGCGAAATTATTGACGGGCTGGGTGGTCCGGCAAAGGTTGCCGAACTGCTCGGATACGACAAGCACAACGGAACTCAGCGAGTCCATAACTGGACTACGCGCGGCATTCCTCCAAAGGTAAAGCTTGAGCGCCCTGATTTGTTCCTGCAGGCGATACGTCCGGACGTGTTTTCTGCGGTCGACGCCGAAAAATCGTCTATTTCCGAGCAGCAAGCCGCCTGACTCAAAGGAGAGCCCCATGGCCCGACCTAAAACCGAGCACAGAACCGAGGTCACTGGAAAACACACTAGCGCCGGGTTTGTTTGTGGAATGTGCAGGAGGGCGGCATGAAGCGTCCATCTTTCCAGTTTTACCCCGCAGACTGGCGAAAGGATGCCGCTCTGCAATCGTGCAGTCTTGAAGCTCAGGGACTATGGATAAACATTATGTGCATCGCGCATGAGTGCGATCCGTATGGCTATCTCGTAGTCAATGGAAGGCCAATGAATCCGGCGCAGATCGGCCGCCTGGTCGGGGTTAGCCAGAAGGACGCTAGCGCGCTGATCACGGAATTGCAAGACGCCGGCGTTCTGTCTATCGCAGAGGATGGCGCGATATTTTCCCGCCGAATGGTGCGAGACGAGGCTGTCAGAAACGCCCGTGCAGCCGGCGGCAAGGATGGCGCAGAGCACGGTAAAAAAGGCGCCGAATTCGGAAAAAAAGGCGGGCGCCCAAAGAAAGAAACGGGGGATAAAAACCCCCCTTTCCCAAGCGAAGAAACGGGGGATAAAAAACCCCCCTTAGAACCCCCCCCTTCATCTTCATCTTCATCTTCGTATGTAAACCATCTCTCCGTAGCAAGCGATATCTCAACATCAACCGGTGTTGCGCGCGCGCCAACCACGGACAGCCAAGAGGTGTCGCCAACAGCTGCGGTGTGCATCGGCCTGAAGGCCATGGGGTACAGCGATACCAATCCGCACGACTTCGAGTTAAGCGCCTTGCTGCAGGCGGGGATGACGCCAGACGAGATCATCGCAGTAGGCCAAGAGTTCCGTGGCCAGGGCAAGCGATTCCGCTACGTGCTGAAGACCGCAGAGGGCCGGCGAAGAGACGCGGCGAACGTGCAGCCTCTGCCCGCTGCACAGCAGCAGCAGCGCCGAACGATTGCCGATGAACGGGAAGCCGTTTCCATCGCCCTGACCGGGAGAAAACCGAACAATGACCGACCGATTGCCAACGACGAACGCGACATCACCGGGGAGGCAACCCGTGTTGCCTGACGCCTGGATCTCCAAGATTTTTGCCAAGCTCGAAGGGCGCTATGGTTCGCTTTTCCTGGACCGCTGGCGGGGATGCGACATGGCGAACGTCCGCGAGACTTGGGCCGAAGAACTGGCCGGTTTTGCGGACCAGCCGGAGCGTATCGGCTACGCCCTGAAGGCGCTTGCAGACCAGCAGTTCCCGCCGACGCTGCCCGAGTTTGTCGCAGCTTGCCGTCGCGCTCCAGCCACGGAAAAGCAGCCGGCGCTTTCATTCCGGCCTGACCCAGAACGCGCAAAGGAAGCAGCCAATCGGCTGATGCAGCAGCTCACCGGAAAAGCCGACGACTACGACCCGCTGCTGTGGGCCAAGCGCCCTAAGTCGCAAACCGCGCTGAACATGGTTCTCGATGGTGCAACAAAGTCCGCTGCGCTTCGCGAAATCGTCGCCGATCTCACGGCCGCCGGGATTTGCAGCGAGGCCGGAAAACTCCTGAAACGCTACAAGGGCCAAGGCCAGTGGGTGAGCGCATGAGCTGGGAAAAAATCAGCGATTACTGCGTCGCAAACGGAGATTTCTCGATCTCAAAGGCCTTCGTCAATGGCCGCCCAGGTTACGAGCTTTGGCACAACGGAAAGCCGCCCATGATTGGCCGTTATGACTCGTTCAGCGAAGCGAGAGACGCAGCAGAGCGCGAAGCAAACCGCATCCGCCAAGGGAAGGAAAACGGCTATTCGGATTTCCGTGTGGAATGATTCATTGCTGAGTATGAACAATGAGCGTAGCTGACTTGATGCGAAAAAGCTCCCACAGCCCTGGGTGCATGCGCCGATCTCCGGCTTCCCATTGCTGCCAATTACGGCACGTCGCATGGACCAGGACGGCAGCGGCCGTTTGGGTCAGCCCAGCCGCTTCCCTGGCCGCCCTGATTTCTTCCTTGGAAGGATTGGAAGAAGGGGCTTCCGCCCCTTTGCTTCGATTCGGATGGTTAGGCATTGTCCTGCACGGCCTGGATAGCTTCTTCGACGGTCTCAAAAGCACCTTCCCAACTATTGAGTTCCATGTTCTTACCGACAAAAGTCACGCCGTATCCGCTGTCCCATTCGGTGATAGCCACATCACCTTCACTGCACTGAACCAGGATCGTCTCCAGAGCGTCCAGAACGACAATCTCATTGCTACCGAAGGGAATACGCTTTGCCATTTTCTTCTCCTAGCCCCTGTTCCCGAGGCGCGGTTGTGGTCTATCCACAGTTCTTATATTACGAACATTGTTCGTATATGTCAAGCACTATTTCCACACAATATTCCGAATAGCCAGGAAAACGACTGATGACAACGGAACGAATCGTGCTGACATTGCCCTACCCGCCGTCTGCAAACCGCATGTGGCGGACCTACATGCCCAAGGGGTTCAAGGCTCCCGTCACCGTTCTTAGCGCTGACGGCAAGGCCTACAAGGCGACTGTGTGCGGACTGGCTAAGCTGGCTGGCGTCAAGTCCCCGATCACTGGCCGGGTGGCGGTTGATGTCCGCCTGTACCCGAACCGGCCTCAGGACTGGCAGAAACGCGCCAAGCGCGATCCGATGGCTTGGGACGATACCGTTCAGTGCATCGACCTGGACAACGCCAACAAGGTGCTTTTCGACGCACTGAAAGGCGTTGCCATCGATGACGACAAGTGGGTCAGGAGAATCACCAGCGAGCGCATGGAGCCCGACGGCGAGGCCAGGGTGGTGGTGACCATTACGCCGATTGTTTGCATTCCGGCGCAAGGAGGGTTGATCTGATGGTAAAGCGCTACATCGCAACGAACGAAAAGGGCTACCGCATCGGCCAGGATCATCCGAATTCGAAGCTAACCGACATCGAGGTGGCGGCATTGATCCGCGATCGAGGTCCGGAGGATGCGCCGACCATGAGCCTGTCACAGCTTGCCAAGCGCTACGGATTGAGCAAGAGCGGTGTGAAGGGAATCATCGACGGCAACCGCCGAGGCCAAGCGCAGCGCCTGGTGAAGAAGGATACCGAGACAAAACGCACAAGCCGTGAGCCAAAGGTATCCGGCCAGTTTCGAGTATCCCTGCGCGCCCGTTCAATCCTCAATCGAATCGGTGGAGGAAAGGCGCTTGAGCGCATGGCGTGGGCCATTGATGCACGATTGCGCTGCGCACCGACACAAGAACCCGAGGACGTATTCAAGCGGGTTTTGGACAAAATTGCATTGTAGAAAATAACGCGCACTCAATGAATTTAACCGCACGGGATTGTAGGAAATACAGATGAAACTGAACGAAAAACAGCGTCGGTTTGTTGACGAGTACCTGATTGACCTGAACGCAACACAGGCGGCAATTCGGTCGGGGTATTCCGCTAAAACATCAAACGAGCAAGGCGCTCGTCTGTTAGCAAAGGTTAGCGTTCAGGCGTTGCTCACTGAACGCATGAAGGATCGCGAGAAGAGGACGGAGATTACCCAGGATTCTGTGTTGCGCGACATCGAAAGCATCAAGAAGGATGCGATGCAAACGATCGCCGACAAGGACGGAAATATGGTGATGGCAAACCATGCTGCGGCGCTCAAGGCGGCAGAGCTGCAGGGCAAGCACTTCGGCATGTTCAAGGATCGCATCGAACACAGCGGCACCATGACCCTAGAAAGCATTGTTTCCGGCGGCGGTGAATCGTGACCGCGACCGCGGCGATGCAGAAGATTCGCGAGTGGCGACGCGACCCGGTCAAGTTCGCGATTGACGTGTTCAACTTCGAGCCTGACCCGTGGCAGGTCGATGCCATGCGCGAGATGGGTGGTGATTACAACGCGGCCCGCCGGCTGTGCATGAAAGCCTGCACCGGGCCGGGGAAGTCGGCCACGCTTGCCGTGATGGGATGGCACCGGCTGGCCTGCTTTGCGGCGCCTGGTGAGCATCCGAAGGGTGCGGCGCTGTCGATCACTGCTGACAACCTCAAGGACAACCTGTGGGCCGAGCTTGCCAAGTGGCAGCAGCGCAGCGCATTCCTGAAAACGGCATTCACCTGGACCAAGGAAAAGATTTATGCCAACGATCACCCGGAAACCTGGTTTCTGTCGGCGCGATCCTTTGCCAAGGATGCTAACGCGGAAGCTATCGGCCGCGCGCTTTCGGGGCTTCACTCTCAATTTCCGTTCGTGCTTCTGGACGAAACTGGTGATATGCCTGTCGCTGTCGGCCGGGCGGCAAACCAGATCTTTACAGGCAACCCGCGCGATGCGGCGATCATTCAGGCCGGCAACCCGACCAGTACCAGCGGCCTGTTGTACGAGTCCTGCACGAAAGCCAGCGACTCTTGGAAGGTCATCACGATCACGGCCGATCCAGACGACCCGAAGCGCACGCCGCGGGTGAGCGTTGAACACGCCCGGGAGATGATCCGGACGTATGGTAGGGAAAACCCTTGGGTGATGGCCACGATCCTCGGCCTGTTCCCGCCGACCGGGTTCAATGCGCTGCTCGGCCCGGATGACATCGACGCCTCGGTGGCGCGGCATTACCATGAGCGCGACATCGCCAATGCGCCGGTCGTCCTCGGTTGTGACGTTGCGCGTCAGGGAGATGACCAGAGCGCCGTCGCCCGTCGCCAGGGCAGGGTGGTGTTCCCGATCCGGACGATGCGTATTCCTGACACGATGGTGCTGGCCGGTCAGTTCAAGAAGGAGCGCACGGAACACAAGGCCGACGGCGTGTTTGTGGATGAAACCGGCGGATATGGCGCTGGCGTGGTCGATGCCATGCGATCACTTGGGGAAACGGTTGTCGGCGTTCAGTTCGGCGGTAGGCCGAACGATTACCGCTATTTCAACAAGCGCAGTGAAATGTATTTTGAGCTGGCGAACTGGGTTAAAGCCGGTGGCAAGCTGCCGGATGACCGCGAGCTGCGTGAAGAATTGTGCGCGACGACGTTCGTCTATCAGGGCGACAAGTTCAGGATCGTCGAGAAGGAGATGATCAAGGACGCGATTGGGCGATCACCTGACAAGGCCGATGCGCTGGCGCTGACCTTTGCCTTCCCCGTGACGAAGAAATCCCCGCTCGACGCCTACCGAACCGGGGGCAACCGCAATGAATACGACCCATACGAGTCGCTCAGTTAAGGTCGTGCGCGTAGTGCCTACAGTGTTGGCGACACTGGGGGCATGAAAACAGTCAATGTCCGTCCCGTCACCGTTGCCGAGGTATTCGCGTCGCCGTGCTTTGAAGCAATCGGCGAAGAGTACCGGGCGGAGTGTTTGCGGAATCCAAACCTGTTCGGGGCAAAGCCGGACCTGGCAATCTACGCCAAGCTGGAAGCTGCTGGGCTGATCCGGACCGTTGGCGCGTTTTGTGATGATGAACTGGTCGGGGTGTGCGTTGTACTGGTTTCCAGCGTTCCGCACTTCTCTGGGCACGTCATCGCCAGCACAGAAACGCTGTTTGTCGCCAAGGCGCACCGGGCAAGTCAGGCCGGAATGATGCTGATCCGTGCCGCCGAGGCGCTTGCGCTTGAAGTTGGTGCCGGGGGGCTTTACGTCACAGCGCCAGTCGGCGGACGCCTTGAGGCGCTGATGCCTCATGTCGGTTATACCCAAACGAACACGATTTTCTATCGGGGGCTGAAATGAGCAAAGGTGCGCTTTCGACGCTGTACAGCGGCATCCCGACAATGGCGATGAAAGACATCCAGCGGGTGCGAGAGTTTGAGGCTGTACTGCTTGAAAACCCGCAGACCGAAATGGTCACGCACCATGTCATTCATGCCGGGATGTACTCGCGAACGGTGCGAATCCCTGCCGGAGTCGTGATCACCGGGGCGGAAATCAAGCTGGCAACGCTGCTGATTGTGTCCGGTCATGTCCTGGTCACGGTTGGCGACAAAACCATGGAGTTAGTCGGCTATCACGTTCTGCCAGCCGTGGCCGGCAGAAAACAGGCCTTTTATGCAAAGGCCGACACCGATCTGACCATGATTTTTACGACTTCGGCGAACACGGTCGAGGAAGCAGAGAGCCAATTTACCGACGAAGCAGATCGTCTGCTTTCCCGCCAATGGGAAAACGTCGTAGTCATCACGGGAGAATGAAATGTCAGGAGTTACAGCAACCACCGTTCTTGCTGCTGCCGCAGTCGCCGGCACGGCATACAGCGTTTATTCAGGCGAGCAGAATCGCCGAGCCCAAGGCGCTGCCCAGCAGCAAGCCAAAGATGCTGCGCTGAAGCAGGAAAAGGCAGCCGAAGAGGCCAATAACCGGGCAAACCAGAAGGGTGCTGACACCGTTGGCGCGCTCTCTGCGGCGCAACAAGCAGGGAAGACCGGTGCATCCGGCACCATGCTGACAGGTTCATCCGGCGTTGATCCTGCTGCGCTCAACCTCGGCAAAACCACGTTGCTCGGAATGTGACCGCCATGGAGAAGACGCCCCGCCAAAAGTATCTCCAGCGCTGGACCATGCTCAAGAACGAGCGGTCAAGCTGGATGTCGCACTGGAAGGACATCAGCGACGTGCTGATCCCACGGTCTGGGCGTTTCTTCGTGCAGGACCGAAACAAGGGCCAGAAGCGGCACAACAACATCTACGACAACACCGGTTCGCGCAGTCTCAAGATCCTGCAGGCCGGCATGATGTCAGGCATGACCAGCCCGGCCCGGCCGTGGTTCCGACTGGCCACCGAGGACCGCGACTTGATGAAGTCGAGCGCGGTCAAGGTGTGGCTGAATGAATGCACCGAAACCATGCGACGCATCTTTGCCAAGTCGAACACCTACCGGGCGCTGCATTCGATCTATGGTGAGCTGGGCGCGTTTGGCACAGCCGCATCGATTCTGGTTCCTGACTTCAATAGCGTGATTCACCACACCGTTCTGACTGCTGGCGAGTATGCGGTGGCAACGAACTGGAAAGGTGAGGTCGTCACGCTATACCGTGAGTTCCAGAAGCAAGTCGGCCAGATGGTCGCCGAGTTCGGTTTCAAGAACTGCAGCCTGACGGTGCAAAGCCTGTACCAAAGCGGCATGCTCGACCAGTGGATCACCATCGTGCATTTGATCGAGCCCCGCACCGATCGCGATCCGCGCATGGTTGATGCCAAGAATATGGCGTGGAAGTCGGTCTATTTCGAACTGCTCGGCAATCACGATCATGTGTTGCGCGAGTCAGGATTCAAGCGCTTTCCGGGCCTGTGTCCTCGCTGGGACGTGACCGGTGGAGACATCTATGGATCAAGCCCTGGACAGGAATGTCTCGGCGATCTTCGCCAGCTCCAGCATGAACAACTGCGCAAGGCGCAGGGCATCGATTACAAGGTAAAGCCGCCGCTCCAGGTGCCGTCGTCGCTGAAGAATCGCGACATTGAGCGCCTGCCGGACGGCATCACCTATGTCGATGTGGCCAGTAGTCAAAACTCGATCAAGACGCTGTTTGAGGTTCAGCTTGATCTCAACGACTTGCGCGAAGACATCATTGATGTGCGCGAGCGCATCCGCGGCAGTTTTTACGCCGACCTGTTCCTGATGCTGGCCAACTCCAGCAATCCGAACATGACCGCGACAGAGGTTGCCGAGCGGCACGAAGAAAAGCTGCTGATGCTCGGGCCCGTGCTTGAGCGTCTGCAAAACGAACTGCTCGACCCGCTGATCGAGATCACGTTTGATCAAATGACAGCCGCCGGCATTGTTCCGCCGCCACCGCCAGAACTCCAAGGCAATGACATCAACGTGGAACTGGTCGGCATTCTTGCCCAGGCGCAGCGGGCAATCGGCGTCAATTCGGTAGATCGCTTTGTCGCCCACATTGGAAACCTGGCGGCTGCACGGCAAGACCCTAGCGTTTGGGACAACTACGACAGCGACAAGGATGTCGAGATTTACGGTGACATGCTCGGCGTTTCCCCCGAACTCGTTGTCTCTCCAGACAAGCGCGATGCCATCCGCCAGCAGCGTGCCGAGGCAATGGCGCAGCAGCAGAAAGCCATGGCACTAAACCAAGCCGCCGACACCGCCAACAAGCTGGCAGCCGCCCGCACCGACGGCCCGAACGCATTAACCGACGCCACTGCGTTGTTCAGTGGCTACACACAGTAAAAGGAGCAGCGCAGATGGCAACACTGATCAGCCTCAAGAACGAGCCGGACGAAGGCGTAGAGGCCTACCGTCCTAACAATTTCGGCTATGGCACGGAGATCACTCTGAACGGTGAGCAGTGCGAAAAGCTCGGCATCACGGCGGCGATGAAAGTTGGCCAGCCGGTGATGATTCGTGCGACCGGCCTGGTGACTCGCTCGGTCGAAGAGATCGAATCTGGCACGGACAGCGGCGGCAAGGACGTTTCGTTGTGCATCCAGCTGACCGAGATCGATGTCAAGGCCAACGGCACCGCAAGCGCCAAGAAGGCGCAGGACATTCTTTACGGAAATGAGGAGTAATAAGAAATGGCAAATAAACGAACAGTTGGCGCAAATGCGGTAATGCTCGTCAATGATGAAGGTTACCCGGCAGGAAGCGGCGGAGTTGTGCAGTCAGTTCCTGACTTCCGCACGCCCGCTGACTTGCTTACCGCATACGACAATTTTAGTGAGGTCAATGCAAACGATTTTGTGACTCGGGTGAGTTACAGCAACGGGCAAGCAGTAACCGCTCTCTCTGCTGACCCGATCAGCCCTGGCGAATCACGCGTGATGCTTGATGTGCCGGTACAGCAGCCGTGCGCCCTTGAGGTTGAGGCGTCCGTGATCCGCAATCGTCAGCAATTCGCCACGCTGACGCTGTTTAGTAATGGCGATGACGGAATTCCTGCTCCCGTGCCTGACCCGATCAACATCGTCAGCATCAGCCAGTCGTCCGCGACTGCTGGGGCTGCTTACACAGGCACGGCGGGTACGACCGCAACCGTCGTTCTTGATACCGCGCTTCCTGAGTATCCGTCAGCAGCCGCTGTTTATTTGAGCGACTGGATTCATATCGCAGGGTTTGTGGATTCTCGCCTGAATTACCAAAACGCCTGCATCAACTGGATTTCCGCCGACCGCAAAACGATCACGTTCGGTTTTTCTGACGAAGCTGCGCTCCCCTCGCTTGCAATCCCTGTTGTGACGCCGACGCTCGGCACTGCGAAGGTGCATTTTTACAATAACATGGGCGGTGCGGCAGAAGGCTTCGGGCTGCGATTCACTGGCACAACAACGACCAGCGCCGCAATCGTGTCGCTGTTTGGTAACGGTGATGCGCAGGTATCTGGTTCTCTATTTGGCGATCACCGAGTCACTGTTTCATCTAGCGCTCCGCAGTATCTCAACGGTGTGATGGGCAACGTTGAGCTTAAAGCGACTAGCCGATATCGCCTTGAAGGCCGGCCGTCAGAATGCGCAGTTCTGGATAAGGCCATTGAAGGCATCTCGACGATTTTCACGGGGCGCGCTGGGCGCACTGCTGTCAAACCCGCTTACCATTTGCCGCTGTATCCTCGCATGCGCGTGTATCAGCCGATTGAAATGTCGCGGCCTGTTTCGAAAATCACGGCGATCAGCAAATCCGGCACGACAACCGCAACAGTGACGCATGACGGCAGCACTACATTCGCAGTCGGGAATATCGTCGGTATTTATGGCGTGCGTGACATCACCAATTTTGCGCAGACTGTCGCCGCTGTGGCATCAGTAATTTCAGCAACTCAATTCACGTTGGTCCTCGGATCTGCTGTAACTGCAACTAGCTACGGCGGGACGGTATCGATCATCAACGGTGGTGCGGCACAGCCTGGCATCATCGGCCAGCACGTTCAAAGCGTTGCCCAATTGGCTGCTAATACCGAGTGGCTATCAATCGTTGGAAATACCACGTGGTCTGGCGTGTCTATTGGCGACTACATTAATTTGCACGGTGTGCGTGACTCTGCCGGGGCTGACATTGGTGTTGATGGCCCGTGGGAAGTCGCTCATGTCAGCACGACGGCGTTGTACGTAAAACCGATTTTTGATCTGTTTGGCGTTCGCCGCTCTCCGGTAATGCCCGCAATCGGCACCACGCCAGTCAATGCCGGTGGCTCTGTGATTCTGCGCACAACTGCACGCGTGCATGACCTGATGCTCGAAACGTGGTCCGAGTCAAAGACCAGTATCGACGGTCAAGGTACTGGGCGCATTGATAAAGCGCTCCCGGTTTATTCGGTAGGCGGAACTCAGGCTGCAACTGTCTCAGGCTCGACGGCTCAGGATTCTGTTGTTCCGAACCCCGTAGCTATTGGCGGCAGAGCATCAAACGCAAACCAAACTGCAATGTCAGCTACTGGCGATCTTGTGCACACGATGCACACGATGATTGGCGCGGTCGTCGATAAGCCGTACTGCATTCCGGAAGCCGAGTGGAACTACACCGGGGCACTTACAACAACCGGCGACGTTGCCGCAAAAGCCGCAGCAGGCACTGGCATTAAAAATCACGTCACATTGATGCAAGCTACGAACACCGGAGCATCTGCCAATGATGTGCTGCTGCGTGACGGCACGACAACGCGGATTCAAGTCACGATCCCGGCAGGCCAGTCTGTCGTGATGCCTCTCCCGACCGGGTTGCAATTGACCGCTAATACAGCGCTCAACGTTGCTCTGTCTGCTGCTGGTACGGTTCGCGTTAATCTTCTCGGCTACGCCGCACCGTAAGGAGTAACCATGCTGACATTTACCGTAATCGAAATTGCACCGCAGGAAGGTTACTCAATCGTTCGCGTGCAGGTAGGTAGCACATCCCAGGACGTTACTACCGGCGATGCGTTTAGCCTCGCTATGTCGACAGAGTTGGCAGAGGCTCAATCAGTCGGCGAGCCGTTAAATATTGACTGATCGCTATTGATTCAATGCCACACCAAACCCGCTTCGGCGGGTTTTTTGTTGCGTGCGCGTGTCACCGATTGCTGCTCATAAAGTGCGCCACATGAGCCAACACGACCCACTCGACATTCAAGGACAAGACAGCGCAAAGGCGGATGCAGATGCCCGCGCGTTGATCGTGGCCAAGAAAAACGCCGACGACCTCAAATGGCTCATGAGTGACAAGCGCGGTCGGCGTATTGCCGCCAGTCTGTTGGATCTGGCAGGGCTGGACCGTCCATCTATCGATAACAACACCGCCAGCATGGCCTTCAAGGAAGGCAAGCGCTGGTTTGGAACGTTGCTCGTGGAGGAGATCAAGACGCACTGCTTCGACCGGTATCTCGAAATGCTAAAGGAGCAAAAGAATGGGTGATCCGCTGAACCCTGTTGGCGAAACTTCCCAAGTAGCCGACGCGCAGCAATCCGCAACGCTTATCACCGAAGGCACGCAAGCGCCGGCTGGTGATGCTGTTTCTGATGATCAGCAGGCGCCGGTTTCTGGTCAGCCCGAAGGCGATGGCAGCAATGCCGTTGCAGAAGGCGTGCCCGAATCCTATGCCGAATTCACTGCCCCCGAGGGCAAGAGCTTTAACAGCGAGTTCGTTGAAAAGTTTTCTAGTGTTGCCAAGGGTCTGAACTTGTCGCAGGAAAGCGCACAAACTCTGCTCAGCAGCATGTCGCCTGTCATCGAGCAGCAGATTGCTGAAAACGTTGCTGCGGTGCGAAATCAGTGGGCAGATGAAATGCGGTCAGACAAGGAAATTGGCGGCGACAGACTTGGCGAAACCATTTCTATTGCAAAGCTGGCCGTGGATGCGTACTGCAGCCCTTTGCTGAAGGAAATGCTGAAGCCGCTAGATCCAGAAAACAACCCGCGCGGAACAGGGTTGGGCGACAACCCGGAGATTGTCCGATTGTTTTATCGAGTCGGTATGCAGTTGAAGCAGGACACCGTTGTCACCTCTGGCGATGGAATCTCAGCCAGCGGAGGCTTCGCGCGCCACGCTTCCGATGTTCTCTACGACAAAACCTCTTCCTCTAAATAAGGAGTATCAACCATGGCAACCCTTCCTTCCTCGATTGGCCGCAATACGCTGATCGATGTCGCCAAGTCGTTCGGTCCGGACGGCAAGGTCGCAACCGTCGCTGAACTGCTCAACCAGTCCAACGAAATCATCACCTATCTTCCGTTCTTCGAAGGCAACCTGCCGACCGGCCACAAGGGCGTTGTTCGCTCCGGTCTGCCGACCGTTGCACTGCGCAGCTTCTACAAGGGCGTGAAGGCTTCCAAGTCGGGCCGCGCCACCATTGAAGACGTTTGCGCGATGGCTGAAGGCCGTAACGAGATCGACAAAGATCTCGCCGACCTGAACGGCAACACCAACGCCTTCCGTCTGTCCGAAGGCCTGGCGTTCATCGAAGCGATGAACCAGACTTTTGCAAACCAGCTGATCTACGGCGACACCTCGTCCAATCCGGACGGCGTGCTTGGTCTGGCCCCGCGTTACAACTCGCTGTCGGCCACCTCCGGTGCCAACATCATCGATGCCGGCGGTACGGGTTCCGACAACACCTCGATCTGGCTGGTCGTCGGTGGCGAAAACACCGTTGCCGGTATCTATCCGAAGGGCTCGCAGGCCGGGTTGCAGCAGCAAGACCTCGGCGAAATCGATGCGTTCGATGAAAACGGCGACCGCTTCCGCGCCTATGCCGAACTGTGGAAATGGAAGTTCGGCCTGCACGTCAAGGACTGGCGCTACGCGGTCCGCATCGCCAACATCGATGTCTCGGACCTGATCGGCCAAACCGGCACGCAAGCGATCACTGCAGCCACCTGGATCAACAAGCTGATGATCAAGGCACTGGCTCGCATCCCGTCGATGGGCATGGGCACGCCGATGTTCTTGGCTTCCCGTACCGTCAAGGAAATGCTGTCGATCGGCGCTCTGGACAAGTCGCAAAATGCGCTGTCCTTCACCGAAGCCGTGAATCAGTACGGCACCGTCAGCGCCGGTTCTGTTGCTGGTCAAGGCACTGGCATCCAGGGCGGTCAGTTGAAGTTCATGGGCGTCCCGGTCTTGACCGTGGATCAACTGTTGTCCACTGAGGCCCGTGTGGTCTAACTCAAGGAGTAACGAAAATGGGAATGCTTGATCAATCCACCAAACTGGCCACCGCACAAGCCGTCACCTCGACGGGCGACACCGCCAGCACCAACATCTACGATGCCGGCAGCGCAAACAGCTCCGACATCTCGATGACCGGTGAAAACCTCTGGATCAACGCCGTTGTCGATACCACTGCCACCTCCGGCGGTTCTGCGACCTTGCAGGCTGTGCTGCAGGATTCGGCGGACGGTTCGACCTTTGCCGACGTGGTTGCTGGTGCTGCCGTGCCGGTTGCCAGCCTGACCGCCGGGACCGTGCTGCTCCAGATTCAGCCGCCCGTTGGCCTGCGCCGTTACACGCGCATCGCATGGCGTGTTGGCACCGCTGCACTGACCGCTGGCAAGTTCACGGCCTACGTGTCCAACACCATCCAGCGCAATGTGGCCCGTCCGTCTGGCTTCACTGTCGCGTAAGGGGTAGGCCATGGAAGTCCGTGCAACCAAGCCCGGCTATTTTGACCGATACCGTGCCGAAGGCGATCTGTTCGAAGTTCCGGATGGTGCCAAGGGCTCATGGTTCGAGCCGACCGAAGCCAAGGCGAAAGCTCCGGCCAAGGACGGCGCAAAAGCCAAGGCAGCAAAGCCTGCCGGTGAAGCTCCGGCCAAGGACGGCGACAGCCAGGCCTAACCGCCTGAAATCAGCAAACAAAGCGGGGGCCATGTGCCCCCGTTTTTCTTAGGAGTCAGAAAATGGCGACCGAAACAGACATCTGCAACCTAGCCTTGGCGCACCTTGGGGACACGGCCACGGTGGCCAGTATCGACCCGCCGGAAGGGTCAGCGCAGGCGGAACACTGCGCGAGGTTTTACCCGATTGCGCGAAATGCGCTGCTCGAAATGCACTCATGGGG